CATGTCATCACTTGAAACCTTAACTTTATTATCAATAGTCTTTTCGTCTGTTTTGAATTTTAAATCTTTTAATGTTAATCTTAAATACTCCTCGTTGTTCCATTTATTAAATTTTATGACCGGCTCAAATTCGTTTTTGGCATCTTTAACCGTGGCAATCGTTATCTTATCGCCTTTTATGTTTGTCTCGTAAACATCGGCAGAATACAACGGTTGTATAAAAAACAAAATAAATAGTAGTCTTTTCATCTATGTATCAAAACCTTTCTCGGTGTAGTCGGCGGAGTTTCCGGCTCGCCGCTGGTCAAAGCTGTCCACCAGTTATCAGGTAACACCATGTGATACGTTTCGATAGCTGAGCCGAACCAGTTCCCATTCCACCAGATATCAGTCGCGGTGTCATCCATAGCTGCGAACCCTTCCGCGTAGTATTCTGGTTTATAATTCCACGTATGACCCAACCGCCAAATAATAGGAGTTTGAACATTCATATCGACAAGTTCAAACATCAATAACTGGTTGTCTCCCCATTCCTCCATAGTCGTACTTGGCGTATAGGTTGACGATAAAACCCAGCCTTTGAGCGTATCAGATGATGGCATCCGCGCAAAGTGCATGCCAGCCCATGATTCTGACCATTGCGCATAATTAAAAAAATAGAAAGATGTCCCGGTCAGTATGTCGGTAAATTGAAAATAATCTGTCCTGTTGTTTTGAGATACCCATCCTTCGTTCCCGTCATGATCATACGCCCATCCGCTATGCGTCTGATCTGCCGCTACTTTAACGGGATTCGTGAAGTCTAAGTCCCATACATGCGGACCGTCAAAGTACGATTCTATATCCTCTGGTCTATTCCCGTATGCCGCTGTCCCCCAGCACCGAGGCATGAGCATCACCATCTTGTCACCCGAAGGAGCCATGTCGACCATATTGGGTCTCGGTAAATAGTCATAATACCCGCCGTTCGCTTTATATCCCGTCACCGTCATCGTGCCGAGGATAACGTCTGATACCAAGTCGTATGTTATCATGGCGTATAATGGATACGTTCTGCCATCATACGAGTTAAATACCATAAATGCCCAATATCGCATATCGCGTGACGCGTCGCCTTCGACGTCGTTTAAAATATGATGTTGAGTCGAGAAATTAACCGAGAAATCATGTACTAATGTTGCCGTATTATAATCAACATCATAATTCAATAACTGCATTCCCCGCGATCCCGTATAAATCCCGACATAATAAAACTGATGTGGATTCACGCCGTCACGTCGCCATCTAAGTTCTGCGCCTTCCATAGTCACAAAAGATTGATTTGGTACACCATCAATCGTCGTGGTCGTCGGAAGCCGTTTTATAAGCTCATAACTTGTTGCGTTGTATAAAAGTGCGTCGTTCCACCCTGTCGGACATTGTAATAATAGATATTTGTTATCATAACTTCTTGGGCTGAATCTGCTGTATACAATCATAGACTTTAGTTCCTCGCCCGGTTCTATGTCTGCAGAAACGTCAGATACCCGGTAAAACGTCGTATTAAAAGTAGGATCCATAAAGACATCGCCACGTGCTGGTTTTGTTGTCTCTATATCAACTTGAATAAGCGTGTCAGACGTGTTATAATCGAACGCCGATAATTCATCTGTCCTCTGGCACGCGAACGCCAGAGGTAAAAGAAACAAAAGAAATATTATTTTTTTCATCAATCGTGCCTCATTTTGTACCGTATCATTAATGCAGACGGGTCTCCTGATACAGACGTTACAACAGCAAATAATCCATAGTTCGCAGGGATCGTAAAATCGTTCGCAGTTCCCCCTCGAAATTCAGCAGGCACGGCTGTTATGTCTCCTGTAAATATATCTGTCCCTGCCGAACCCTCCGCATTCAAGGCGCGAGCTTCCACCATCATTATGACGTTCGTACCCCCAATACATTTAAGCGTCGCACTTGAGATCGTATACGCATAATCCCTGATCGGTGAAATAAGATACCCGACACCTACCGCCAGGGCATTCGGGCTTGAGATAGTCACCGCATAATCTGTCGGGATATTCGCGTGGTTAAACCAATTTGTGAACCACCCGGTAGTCGCCGCCGTCATGTCAGCAGCAACAATTTCACCGTTTTTTATGTCAGCGCTTACGATAACGCTGTCGGTGAGCGTTCCTTCTGCAACTGTTGATTCATAGCCAGCTTCAACAAAATCATAAACCTGATCGCTATTCGGTATTTTACCTGTTTCACCGTTCGTAACCGCACCGGTTGTGATATAAATATGCACGGTTGAAGCGTTCGCTAACCCTGTAAATACATTCTCAAAACTAATAGCTACCGTAGGCGAGGATACTTTTACGCTGTCAACCGCAATCATAAGCATTGAAGCCCCGCCCGATTGTTCTGATGTCTTCAGATAATCCTGTGTCGTCTCGCAAAAGTCATATACATCATCGCACGCGGGTATCTGCCCTGTCGCACCGTTCGTCACGGGTGCTGTCGAGATCAGAATGCCGTCATTTTCGGTATAAACATCGGTAACATTAGAAAGTTTTGCTTCAAGAGCAGCTTCAGTAAATTCACCCATATTTGCGAAATCTAATCCGGTGATATTAGCACCATCACCATAAATAGGAACACCAAAAGTCGCCGATGATGCACAGAACGCCATATTCAAAACTGATGGAGTACTTGAATAAAAATCGAGTTCACCTGATGTAACGATGTATGCTGCTTCCGCGCTTGATGCCAACTTTAAAGCATTAAGATTATTTTTCCAAATGACAATACTTGATTCATCATCATCAGGCGCTCTCAAATAAAGTTGACCACTTCCCTTAATGTCAATCGTAGGAGTTAAACCGCCGATATTTGAAAATCTTAAATAATCATCAACATCACCATTAGTGAACAAATCCAAGTCAATCGAAGCAGTAATTGTCGAAACATTAACAGGCACATTGACGGCTATGGATGAACCAGTCACCTGCATGACTGTCGTACCTGCCCCAACTGTGCCGCCCGTACCAATATCTAATCTATTCTGAGTATTATTCCATCCGATGTGCATATCATTTCCCGCAGCCCCAAAACAAATAGGGATATTATCGCCAAATATTGAATAGGTTAATACCCAAAGAGAAGATGAATCTTGAATATAAAGCGGTTGTTTCATGACTACCGGGACATTAAACGTCGAGGAAGATGACATCATTTCTACTGCTGGTGTTGCGCTTCCTGTATGGAATTCAATTCCCGAATTTGCACGACCTACCATGTAACAATTCGCATCATATTGATGTGCGAGTTTTATGCCGTTGTCAGCATCCATATATATCCAACTTCCCGGCAATATTTCCGCTGCGTATAGTTGGTTAAAGAATGTTGATGATGATTCAGAGATTTCAAACTGCCAGTCCCCGTCATTTGCAGGGTCGAAGCGGATGAATGTACCGTCAGCTGTAGAATACTTTCCTAAATCGCCGTAATAATCAAGTTTGCCGGTGAAGGGATTGAATTTCCAGGCAGAATAGCAAAGTGAAGTTATAAAAAGTAAAGCACCTGCAATTACCAGCCGGTAGCGCGGTCTGTCCATGATGTTATCCTCATTCGTATTTTAACGCAGTTCCCCGCACTCCATTCGTATTTAAAAATCAACCAATCTGTATCAGCATCAGCTGCTGTTATATCGGTATTGAATCCTGCATAATCTAAATTCCCCGACGTATAGTCATACTGTTCATACGGGAATGTTCCTTTAACGGGCGTCCGCATCCAGCCTAAGCCTTCAGCAAATTGCAGGCTTCCCCGTAACGACGTAGGCGCAACGTCTTTTGAGTCAAGTCCCATATTCATAATCTCTTGCTCGGTGTAATACGTCGGGGGAAACTTAATCGTGCTGGTCATGTTAGCTTACCTGCCTAAAATAAGATTTTAAATCAACAGCTAAATTTGATAGATGTCCATCTAATTTCTTTTTATGTTTCTGCTGTTCCAACGCTGTTATATACGCCTCGATCTTCTCAATCTTGCTTTCAATGACTTCGTTATCGCTCATGTGCAACTCTTCTTTTATCGCATTCATAATCTCTTTGTAACTTCCGACGGTGTTCGTAAGTCGTCTCTCCTCGATTTCTTCTGTGATAAACTGCTCAATTCTTTTGACACTCGGCAGAATACCGTTCACGTCTAACTCTTCTGTCAGTGCAGGGTAAAAGAATATTCCTAAATAATCTGCTGTATACGGCTGTCCTTTGTCCGCTGCATATCGGTCAAGAGGCAGAAGGTTTTCAATATCCGGTGACTCTTTTGCCTCAGCAGGGCTGTCGATAATAACGTCATTCGGCTTAATAGGCGGAGTCGGCTCTTTCGGAGCTTCAACAACTGGCTTTAATATCGGTGATACGACGTCGGTCATGTTTTCACCCTGTAAACACCCTGCCCGTTTTGTTCTTCGTACTGCGTCATGTTCATTTTGATTTTACCGTTAACAAAGTCGTGAAGTAACTGCAAATACTGTCCGGCAATAGTCTCTGCGTTAAAATCTTGTTTGATTCTGCTGTATGCTAATTTTCCCATGTTTTCGCGTATGTCTGTTTTCTCGATAAGATAACTCAATGCGTCAACCCATTCCTGAACGTCATACTCAACAAGCAATCCATCAAGTTTGTTGTTTATTGACTTCTTGAACGGCTCGACATTGCTTGCTATCGTCGGGATTTTAAGCGCAGAATACTCAAGCCATCGCAGATTAGACTTCGCTCTATTGAAAAGATTGTCCCGTAGGGGAGCGAGACCGATATCAAAACCAAGTTTTGCCAGCTCTTGCGGATACTGAAATATGTTGTACCACCCGCCGTGAAATTTCACCCGTTCGCTCTCTTTTAAGTCTCTCGGCTTCCCACCCATGAAATAAAACTCGACATTCTTGTATTTTTGCAGGATTATTGGCATGACTTTCATGATGACATTCAAATCCTTGTCTGCATGCGCCTGTGACCCTGCCCAGCCGATACGGATGTTCTTATGGCTTCGCCTATTCCGCAGTTTATCCCAGATTTCAAAGTCTATACCGTTAGGAATGACCTCTATACAGGGATTAAACCTTGCCAGGCGTTGTTTAAGGTAGTCTGTCGAGACAATTAATCCGTTAGCGTTCCGCATCTGTATTTCTGCGAAGTATTCCATGTTAGAATTCGGGTTATATGCGTCAAAACCCAAGTTTTCAGGGTTCACATCGAACACATCATCGTCAATTTCAACCAAAATCGGCTTTTGTTTGTTGTAAATGTCCCTGTACGCCATAAAAAGCGAGACACTTTTCATTGTATGCATGATTTGCCAGACCGTAACGTCACAGACTTGCATTAAATTGTCAAAGTCTTTGATTAAAGCGCCCGTGTTCTCATGGTTTGTCTCTAACATCTGCTCCCATTCAGCGCAGTCCATACGGTCAGGATAAAATTTGCTGTATGCAAGGGAGACGTTCTTAGCCCTCTGTATATACTTGGCAGGTGACACCATTCTATAGTACACAACACCAGAATTGCACGAATGGTTAAACCAAATCTTGAAAGCTTTGTTCATATCCATGTTATTTGTTCCCCTTTAATTTAATTTGCTTCAATAACTTTCTAAACCTAACCACGCTTGTATGGTCTCTACGCGCACGCTTATGCCCCGCTTTTGCGATTAATTCGCGCTTCGAGTCATTCTTCAAGTAGTAATGTATTTTATCAACCAATTCTTTGTCAGTCTCATATGTCTCTATTTCTTTGCCGAACTCAAAACATGGCTCTAATAACTTATTGTAATGCGTTAACAAAAACCCTCCACACATTGTAACTTCGTATTCTCTGGCTTTAATCTGCAAAATCCGTTTTCTATCAATAATATCAACGTTTATTTGCAAATTAACCTTTGTCTTGCTGAAAAGTCTTACATAATTATCAATTTCCAAAATACTTGAATTGTTACTCTGCGTACAACGGTCTCCCCATCCATTGCCGAATACGTGAACTCTTATATCGTTTACTGATAAATGCTTAAATATCCTAACTCGTTCAGGTGTTATTGTACCGCTGAATGAAATATCATAATCCTGTTTCATGTTTAATTTCTTGTAAATTTTAGGTTCAGCACAATAATACATGTGCAAAATCTTATCTTCTGGAATACCTATTTTCTTGTACCATTCAATCGCTGGTAGATAAGTCGTAACAGAATAATTAACGCACGGCGCATATTCAGACGTTACAATGGCAGAGTCTTTTCTTAATTTCCCGCCATTCTTATAAAAGTATTTTTCATCATCACCGAAGATTCCAACAACAGTCGTCTTTGTATGTTCGGAAATATATTTTACCGTCTCTTTTGCGATTTCATCACGGTAGAATTTTATCAGCAATATGTCAGGTTTTATGATATTGACAGACTGCAATAATTTATCATCACTTGATTCGTCAGGGAATACATCAAACGAATAAACTTTATGACCTAATTTTTTTAAAGCTATCGTATAGTTCAACTCTTCGTAGCTCTTGCCAGTTACCCATCCTTGAAGCCATGCGGTCATTATTTTCACTTTTCCCCCGTAATCAACAACCAATCAGGCACAGCATTGTCACCAACCAAAATAACTTTTGATTTTACCTTGCATTTATCGCCCATGATCTGCTTAAAATCATCAATGTCATAATCTCTTACATGGTCGGCATTCTCTCGTGCTGAATGCTGCCCGTATTTGTACGGGACAGTGATGATTAATTTTTTGCAATGCGATAAAAGGTTATTGACTATCTTTGACACATGCTCGATATGGTAATGCTCGAGAACGTCGCCGATAAGAATAACGTCAATATGACTTTTTATTTTAATATTCAATACATCTTCTTTTTTTACGTTAAGCCCTCTTTGCTTGCATTTCTCGACGAGGTTATTTGCTATTTCTACACCGACGACAGAACAACCTTTTTTCTTTATTCGTTCCATGATATATCCGGCATTACAGCCGATATCTAATACGCTTGACCCTTTCGGGATCTCTCGCAGTATCGCGTTAATCCTCGTCTGCTGTCCTAAGTCTTTCTTTAACGGCTCGGTTATATCCTGCTGGTAATTCTCAAATTCTTTGCGTAGCTTCGCTTTGGCTTTCTCTTTTTCCTCATGATAAAACCCGCCGTCCTGTGTCAGCCCGTCATGAATCAATCTGTATGCACTCATAATATTTTCTACTTCAACTTTACTTTCAATCGTGCCAAACTTCATACCTGCCGCAACACAATCGAGGTAAAAATACCAGTCGTCAATAAATCGTACTGGTCTGTATCGCACAGGTATTGAACGCCTATACGCAACCGTCGGATGCTGGATAAAATTCTCTATTTTCAACTTTGCAAGATTAAATTTTTCCGGCAGCCGGTAATTCGGGATTTGCTCGCCTTTGTGGTTAATAGCCACACACCCGCCGTATGCTATATCTACATTGTTTTTCTTGAACGTCTCGGCGGTCAATCTTGCCCGATGTGATAACGAAGCATCGTCAGCGTCATTAACACAGATAATATCACCCGTCGCATGTTCCCACGCTATGTTCCGTGACTTCCCGACACCAAGATTCTTTTTATTTCTGATATACTTAATCTTGTCGGGATGCAGTTTTGCATAATACTCGCAAATGTCCTGCGTACCGTCAGTGCTTGCGTCGTCTACAATCACCAGCTCAATGTCTTTATAGTCCTGCGCTAAGATGGACGTGATAGCGTCGTTGATGTACAACTCTTTTTGAAATGCGGTCATCGCAAAAGATATCTTCATAACCGGCTCTCGATTTCTTTTTTCAAGTGTTCGGGATTAAGCTGGTCTTGATAAAACAAAATCCCTTCTTCGATAAACTTTTTCTCGACATACTTTTTTTTTAGCTCGCGCAGCTTCTTGATAATGTCTCGTTTACCGTCGATAACACCTTTCTCGTGCAGTAAGTCAATGTCGGCTTTTATCGTGAACGGCATGTCTTGATTCGTTATAGTCACTCTGCCTTGACATAAAAACTCTATGGGTGCTACTGGATAACCATCGTGCTTGGTTATTCTTAATAGTACACTCGATTGAGCAATGATTTCGTCAATCGGCACATGACCTAAAAACTTTAGATTCTGCAATCCAGAGTCACCCACTTTGCGCGGGTCACCAAAGAACACAAAATTTATGTCCGGCAGAGTCTTGACTAAACTCTCCATGATCGGCATATTGTAAATATCGTTCTGCCCGTGATCGTAGATTGCAACCGTAAAGTCTTTTGGTAACGGCACGTCTTTGACTGCAACCTCGACAGGCAAAGGCATTTTAATAACATTCAACCCCATGTCTTTTAATTCCTTCTCAATCAGCGGCTGGCAGAACTGGATATACTCTTTGTTCATTGCGGCAATGATAGCCTTTAACGCAGCAAACCCGACAGGCGTATTGCTCATCTGCAAAGCGTCCGTGCCTATCCAGTAAATGAATTTCTTTATGTCTCTATTACGGGACGGATTAACCGACCCGTCTTTAAAGACTTCCGCATTCTGTACTGCCTGCGGTACAAAGAAACCGATTAAGACTACCGCTTTGTATTCATGCGGTTTCGCATTCAGATAAAATGAGTCGCAGTAATCGTAATTCAAAATCTTAGCTACCCGCTTTGCATGGTGCGGAGCGGCTAAAGACGTAAGGCAGATTTGACGTTTCGGAAGCCCTAACTTATCCTGAACGTACTTTTTGCGCTCCATCCAGTTGTTATGGCTGTCCCAGCTGATACTTCCGGGCTTCGGGTCAGCTTTCTCAAAGAAATACTGGTCTTTTAAGTAAAACCCTTTGACTCCAGCCTTGACTATCCGTAACCACATATCCCAGTCCTGCAAAGACTTGCATTTCTCATCCCAACCCGGAAAGACTTCCTTCCGCATAGGGAAGTTTCCGTCAATGTAGTTGTTTATCTCAAGCATGTACGGGTCAAACTCCTGCGAAGGGTAGAACCCTGTCTCACTGTACTTATATCCACCATAGATAAACCCGCACTCCGGGTGATCTTCAAAGGCTTCAGCGAACGACCTCAATGACCCCGGATATAAGAACATGTCAGCGTCCAAGAACTCTATATAATCGCCTGTAGCGAGCGTAAAGCCCTCATTTCTCGCTTTTGGCGCGCCTCCGTGCTCAATGACCCTATAAATCACGTCTGGATACGTTTTAAGCACGTTTTCTGCGGCTTTGTCAGCACCGTCCAGTATCACGATGATTTCCTTCTCTTTGTAGTCCTGATCCTGAATAGACGCCAGACAGCGCGGTAAGAGCGCCGCTGCCTTAAACGCTGGTATTACTAAGCTGAATTTCTTCATAGTTCCCCGTCCTCCTTAGACGAAAGCATAGTTCATTCTATCTTCGACAATGGCTTTTTCGTACTGCTCTTGGCAGTGTTGAATCGTGCATTTCGGGCATTCTGCTAAATTGATCTTGTCTATTAACGCCTTATGATAATCTGAACCCCAAACCTTTAATATCTCACTCACGTTATCGTGCCGGCAAAGTATCAACGAGTCGTCAGCTTTGCGGTCAATGCAAAGCGTTACAGTCCCATTTCCCTGGAATATCGGCATGATCGGTGTCGCCATACACTTTTTAAATGGGAACTTAACGTGCATTTGTTCGTTAAATTTATGACGTACTGCAAAAATCCGTATCCGACTGCCGAAGTCAGCGAACCCTGCCTCAACCTGCGCGTTTATTTCTGGTAAATTAAAATCTTCCTCTTTCTCTTGGAAGTTCCTGAATGATACAGGTCTGATATGTATTCCATGACAACCAATCTGTGCCGCTAACTTTATCGCATCGTAAATCTCAAATTGATTCACTGTGTTTATTAAAAACTTAAAAGTTACTTCTTTCGGGAAATATCCTGTCAATGCAATAATATTTCTTCGCACTTCCTCGAACCTGTCAGAACCTTTCATCTTCTTGTACGTCTCGGCTTTCGCGCAGTCTACCGAGACCCCGATCCATTCCGAGTTGACAGCGATTGAACCTAATTGTTTATCGTCTAAGAAAAGCCCGTTTGTTATAATAGCTGTCGGCATCCCTTTGGCTTTTAAGAAACCGAATATATCCCCAAGGGCTTCATGCATGGTCGGCTCACCACCACCCGCGAAACAAATTCCTCTTACACCCCAGCCGATAATAAACTCACAAAGTTGCAATAAATGATCGGTTGTCATCCTCGTCTTGCGATTCCGAACGTCCGTGCCATTACAAAAAAAGCAATTAAGCTGACAGTCATTTACCGGGTCAATAGAAGCTTCAATAGGCGGTAAGAATTTACCCGCTTGAATAGCTTTGTACTGTTCCCGATACATTAAAGCCTTCCACGAATTAAAACTGTTCCATGGGTCTTGCCATTCGATCATTTATCCCTCGATACTCTTTCTTTCCACATTTCTTGAAGTATTTCTTCTGCTGTTTTCGTCGGACGCCAACCTAACGCTCTTATTTTTGACGCGTCACATTTTAAACGCCTGACTTCGTTCGGTCTCGCGCCAATATGTACTACTTTTAAATCCTTACCTGAAATCTTTATTAATGTTTCTGCCATGTGGTTTATGGTTACTTCACGTCCAGTACCGGTATGAAATACCTGTCCGGCGTAATCACCCATCGCAAGCAGATAGTACGCTTCCGCAACGTCACCAACCCACAAGTAATCTCTCGTTTGTTCGCCACCGCCGAATATCTCAATATCCTGATTATTATAAACCCGTTCAATTATTTTCGGCAAAAAAGCTCCTTCTTTGTCCCATGATTGTCCAGCACCTGAAATATTAAAAGAACGAAGTAGAGTAACATCCAATTTGAACGAATTGTGCCACCCGATACACAGCATGTCAGCGGCTGCCTTTGTCGTACCGTAGGGGTTCTCTGGGTTGTGCCGATACATTTCATTCATGCCGTCAACTAAACTCTTATCAGGATAATAGCTCCCCAACGCTTCACTCGATGACGCATGAATCATTTTCTTTTTAAACTTCCGGCAGGCTTCCAAAACATTATACGTCCCCAGAATGTTCGTATCGAAATATGGCTGCGTAAACTCCCGGCTGCGGTCAACGTGTATCTTTGCTGCTAAATGAATAACAATGTCAACGTCTTTAATCGCTTGATCGCAGTCATGTTGATATCGTATGTCACCGTAAATATACTCCTGTCCCCGCGTCTGTGCGCTCGGATGAGATAGGTTCGACATGATAAAGACTTCATGACCCATTTCCCGAAACTTTTTACAGACGTAATATCCAACAAAACCGCGTCCACCAGAAATCAGAACACGCATATTCATTCTCCCCTAAACTTTTTAGTGTTTTCGCCATAATGAACAATGCAATGGCAATTAGCACATAACAATATTATTTTTGTTAAGTCATAACCGTTTTTTAAATAATCCGAAGTATATGCTTTTTTGCAAAGATGATGAAATTGTTTCGCTTTTCTTTTATAGTAATCACTATAATTTTTATCGTTTTTGTATCTATCTTTTCTTTTTTCCCTTACTTCGTTATGATTCTTGTAATATAATTTCCTTTTATATTCATTTATCTTTTTTCTTTTTTCATAATATTTTTGAGTACGCATGTCCCCCCTTATAACTTCGTCAAGTTATGATCTTTCATGAAATCTTTTTCAATCTGGGTATAAACCCGCTCTTTCGGCTTCTCAATGACCGGCTCAATCTTTGGCTCAACCACCGGCTCAATCTTCTTAACCTTCTTTTCTTTCTTCATTGCCCTGCTCCTTTTATTCGAACTCCGGGGAAGATTTGACTCCTCCCCGGAATCCTATATTTTTAAAGGTATTATCAATACCTTACGCCTACTAAGTGTACCCCACAGCTTGTGTTCAGCACGACGCTTGCAAAAGTAGCTTTCCAAGCGATTGTACCGGCAAGTAAGTCCATCGGGTCCGCTGTGTCTTGAGATCCGCCTCCTCGTTTGATAATAACGTGGCTTGCCGCCCCGCCATCACCACCCTGAGAGTTGACATCAATACATGCCAGCGCGTCTTTACCCATAATCGTGTATACTGCCGCTGAAACGGAAGTGCCTCTATTGAGCGCACGTCCACACGCGTTTGTGGTAGAAACGAACTTGATACCCTCTGCTCGTCCGACCTCCCCTTTATAGAAAGGTTCCGAACTCACATACTTCTGCCAGTCAATCCAGCCACCTGTTGAGGTGTCGTCCATGAACTCTGCCAGGTCATACGGATGTGCTATGCCAAGATAATACGTGCCGTCATGCGGTTTAACATTTCTTGCGCGTAGCAAACTCAAACACGCTCTCAGGTCTTTCATAGTGACTTTTGAAGCCGCTAAGTAAGCCGAAGTTGCGTGTAAGATAACCGTCGATAGTCTGCCTGTTGCCGCGAGTAAACCAGAACACTGTTTAGTGAGTTTTATGGTGAATCCAGCGACTTTTGCTTCAAGAGCCGAAAGCACTGAAACGCTTCCGGTATATCTTGCTCGCATTGAAGCTGAAATGTTACTCGTTGCACTGGGCAGATACCATACCGACATCCTGATCGCCTGATCGATGTAGTTTGCTGCATCGTCAGTGATCACACCAGCCGCCTCTTTAACGACAGAGGATATTGCGGTTAATTCCAAGAAGTCGGAAACCGCAACCCATCTGCCCCATTGATAAAGAGTGGCGTTGATGTTGTACGATGATAGAACTGATGGACTGGGGGTCGTGCCTTCTGTGACACGAGCTGAACCAGCCGCAAGAGCTTTGTAGCCTGAGAATTTAAGCGATTTCCCGCTGTTTTTAGGCAGGGGTCGCTTTGCACAAGCTTGATACCATCGGGTCGTAGGAATCAGTCGTTCGATGAACAACTTATTGTAATAAGTCGCCAGAACGTACTGGGTCGCCGTGCCTGTAGTAGCCATTGGGTTTTTATCTGTTGCCAATTTATATCACCCTCTTCCTTCCCCAGATTTATTAAATTCCTCTATCTGCACGAACGCTGTTTTCAACATTCGGCAGAAGCTTTTCAATATCAGCCGCGCTCATGCCAGCTAACGTATCAGGTGTCAATGCGCCGCCTTCAACGGGCAGAGTAGACTTCCCGCCTGATTCAACGTGCCGCCCCATCTCTTCCTTCGCTTTGTTGTAACCTGCGGTAAAAGCGTCGTTTTTCGCAATCTTGACTATCTCACCCACCTGACGCCCTAATTGTGAATAATAAGCCTCTTGGACTGCGTCAGGATGCCTATTGTAAGCGCCTGACTGCAACGCCGCTTCTATCTTCGGCTCAAGTATCTTGAATCCATCAACATTAGCACGTCCCCAGTTATATGCTCGGTTAATGTTTTCAGCCAACTCACGCTCGGCTTTCTGCTCATCCATGAACCCTTTAAGGTTCTTGTTGACCTCTTTCTGAATAAATGAACGTGGGTTGCGCTGCATCTCCTCGATCTCTTCAGGCGTGTACTCGCCTTCTGGCTTCTCCGGCTCCTGCTTACCAGCGGCAAGCTTCTGCATATACTCCTGCATAGACGCCATTTGCGCGTTAATCTGCTCGTTCGTCTTGCGCCATTCTGACCGCTCCTGAAAAAGCTGGGATAGCTGTTTTTCAGCTTCGGCGTAACTCTTAGCCCATGCCTCTGTGTTGACTGACCCATCAGGATTCTTAAATTTGTCAGGAATCGCTACTGATGGCTGTACAGGCTGCGGCTGTCCCTCCTGTGCTGGTGCTGCTTGCGGAGGCACGCCTTGCGCCTGTTCACCGCCCTGACTGACTTTTCCAAGTAATGTCTCGAGTTCGCCTAACGACGCGCCCGATAAATCAGGTGCGCCCGAAGGTGCTGAACTGGAGTCTGTCGCTTGGGGTGCTACTTCTTGGGTTGTGGTTTCAACCATTCGAATATTCCTTTCAGTCCCCCGTTGTTGCGCTTACGCGCTAACATGTTTTGTAACTTCTGTACGTATTTCCTCGGATGCTCAAGAAACATCTGTATGTTCTTGGCTTCCGTCCTGTATAAATCAATCTGCTCTTTAGTCAATAACTCGTTAGTCATAACTATGGTGACAATCTTATCCCGCGCTTCAGTTAAATCTTTTTTCATGATCTGCCAGAACTCTGTCCTGTTAAACTCAACCGCAGCGTCAGCATCCCGCGCGGTCTTCGCTTCCCGCTCTTGCTCAGCGTCTTTGCGAGACTGCTGCGGATCGGGCATCTCGAATATCTGTTTCTGCATTTCTGAGTTCATCGCATACCTGCACTAATCATTTTCCCTAAATTCTGCTGTACCATAGCGTCATTCACGGGCTCACGCATTGGGTTTAAAGCTGGAGCGGGACGTCCGGGGAACGATACGCCCTCTGCCCCAGCCATGGGAGGAGGCATCTGCCCCGGTTGAGGGATGCCCCAGATCCCGTACATCTCGGACATAATCTCGTCTACGTTCGAGACTTCAAACTCGGTGAGTATCCCCTTAATTAATGACGGTATCGGCGGTGCTTTCGCCAAAACTTCAAGTAACCGTATCCGTGTATTCTGTTTAGCCAGCTTGTTCCCAATCATTGCTATCGAGACAGGCTTGAAGTCGTACATGCCTTTGAGGTTATCGGGTCTTATCTGCGCCCACCTGAAGCCCGCTTCATTCTGCAATCTCACGGGGATCTCAACGCCTTTAATAAATATCTTGTCGAGCATGAAAAGCTTTGTAGCAAAGTCTTTGATAGCGGTCATCTGCAAACACTTGATCTTGTGAGCAAAGCGCATGTTAGCTTCTTCGATCAGGCTGGTTATCCCGCCGACGGTGTCAGACATCCCAGGCGAGTTCTGCCCTTTTGAGTAGTCGCCCACCCCTGAAATAAGATTGATTAACTGCTGGTAACTCTGGCTTTGCTGAAACGCTTGCGCTGGTAAGTCTGACTGCCGAACTTCTTGCAACTGGTTGATGTCGTCAGCCTGTATGACGTTCCCCGGATAACTCACAAGCTGGTCAAGCTCAACGCCTGCCGTAGACCCTACCTTCCACATCTTGTTCAAAATCATTTTCAGGTTATCAATCTTCTGGCATTCCAGCTCGTTCGCTTCGTACTGTATGTCTTTAACAGGCTGCACTTCACCAATACCCCAGAAGTCGCCGTATGGGTCAGTGTAGTCAATAGCCTTGATAAACGGTCTGAACCCTTCGGGTAACTGCGGAGTCTTATACGGGTTCTCGCCCTGCCTGATGATAAAGTTTCTGTTCGCTATCTCGACAAAACCTTCAACAAACTTTGTGAAACTAAAGCTTGATCCGGTCTGTGTCGCAAACTCTATACGCTCTTGTAAAGGCACTTTACCCCAGTATTGATAGATCAACGCGGTCTTCCTGTTCGGCTGGAATACTTTCATCTTGCCGACTTCAGCATCTTTGTTTGTCTGCGCTTCTTCGTCTTTCGTACCCATGCTCGTATGCACTAACTGCTCAATACCCTCATACCCCGCGCCACTCTGCTGGCGCTCAAGCAGTACGTCCACCGGCGTATCAA